TCCACATGTTTCCTTTTTGTCTCGGTAGAACCTTCTATTTGAACTATCATCTTACCCCATTATGAACTATAACCTATGAAAGTCAAGACCTAATCGTGTAAAAAAGATGTAAAAGTGGATATTTGTCCAGTTTTTATGTGCAAAAACTGGACATTAGATCTTGAAAGAACTGAAATCGTGAGATGAACTCTTGTTAGAAGTACCAGAATCCTCGGATGTAAGAGTCTGAGCGGACTCTTCGACATCGTACAGCCTCATCTTTGACCGATCAATTCCCACCACAAATCTCTTGTTTTGAGTTGGATCGTTGTACCGATTCTTGAGTTGTTTGATCATCAATTGATTGAGACCTTCAAGTTTCTCGGTAGAGATCAAAGCGAACATCAAATCCGCCGTTGCCGGAAGACCAAATGATTCTGAAGTATCGGTGAGCTCGACATCAGTATTACCAAATCCAGATCGTGTTACCTGAGTCGCAGACCAGACCGGAACATTGAATTCAACTGCTAATCCTCTCAACTCCTCGGCGATTGCCTTGATGTATGAGTAAGTATTGACTGATCCACCCAGACCCTTCATTCGAGAACTTGCACAAATGTTGAGATAGTCGATGTAGATCGAATCCGGAGAAAAGTCCTTCTTCATTCGCAACTCATCCAGAAGAGCACGAAAGTGACCGACATGAGCAGTCGCAGTTGGATATTCCTTGATGATCAACTTACCTTGAGTCTTCTCTCGAATCTTCGAAACCTTTGTCTTGAAAGTATCTCTTGGAAGATTCTCAATCTGATCAATCTGAACATCCAGAAGATTTGCATCGATACGTTCCGCGATCTTTTCCTCAGCCATCTCCAATGTGATGTAGAGAACATTCTTACCCTGTCGAAGATTGTCGGCAGCGAAGTGACACATCGCCAAACTCTTACCAACACCCGTTCCCGCAAGAACAATGTTGAGAGTCTTTCGAGAAACTCCACCCTTTGTGATCGTGTTCAGAAGTTCAATGTCAAATGGACTCTTGTCTTCTTTCAAGTGATAGAAGTCATATCTCTGATCGACATTCTCAAGATAGTCGTGACCGATGTTTGCATCAAAGGAGATTGCCAGAGCCTTGGATAGAATGTCCGGTATCGCTCCTTCGGAGTGTTTCTTGTCCTTTCCGTCAATGATCGAAATAGACTTGACGATTGCAATAGTTACAGCTCGTTGTTTACACCACTCTTCGGTTCTGTTCAATAACCAGTCAGTATCACTTGGTTCACCCTGATCAATCGATTTGATGCAAGTAAGAATATCATTTGCATCCGACCGATTCAGTGCCGGCGAACTTTGAAACTCAACCTCAAGGGCTGTGACATTAGGAACTTTGTTGAACTTAGAGATGAAACTTAGAATCAATTCATAGACTGGTTTCTTCTCATTCTCAAAGTATTCCGATTTTACGTGAGGAATTACCTTTCGGCAAAAGTCCTCATTCTTTACTATCGTCTGAAGTATTATCGTCTGAAGATCTGTCATTATCTACGCTGTCCTCCAAAATTTCAACAAGAACGTCACCAATAAATCGTGAGAAGTCTGGATCGTTTTCAATCTCTTCTTTTGATTTTCCAAAGACAGGAGGAACTTCCTCGACTCGATAATCAAAAGAGAGTTTTGCATTTTCACACTCACCATTAGGCTCAGATACTTTAACTTTTCCATAGGTGTATATTATACCATTATAGGGTTTTTGCAAGACTTTAATTGAAGTAAAATCAGAATCTGCCTTTTCTACGTATGTTATTTTCGTTTTCATTCTTTATTGAAGTTTATAGATCCGCGGCAAAGCATCCCAAGAGAGAATGTCGCCAACCAAGTTTTATAGTTGTACTCGATTTCTATGGGAAAAAGAGTGTTGATACTCCAGATAGCAATGAGTGGGCCTAATGTCCAGATTACAAGGAGAAACGAAACGATTCCAACAATTTTGATTCCTAACTTCATTCTTCGATTTGCTCCTGTATCATATCCTTGCTTGCAACCTTGAAACGCTTTTCGATGTAAGATTCAAAGTCGGTCTTCTCAAAAACCTTTTCCCAGAATAGGCGATTCATGGTTTGAGCTTCTCGAAGATTCTGAGAAAGTTCTTCGCCCGTTTCAGGATTCATTGCCTGATACCAGCCGTTCTTTGGTTTACGAACGTGACCGGATTCAAGCGCCACATCCAAAAGACCAGACCACTTTTGAATACCACCATCCCACGAGACTGAGATCGGAATCTTTGACTTCTCTCGAACAAATCGAGACTTCTCAACGTTGATGATAAAGTGATATCCCTGAATCTCTGTTCCCTTCTTATCCTGTTGACGACCGATGATCCACACATTGTCGGCGGAATACATAACACCTGTTCCACCCGAGACAATCGCCTTTGGAAACATTCCCTGTTCCATATACGTGTGATTGACCGCAAGAAGAGGAATGTCCTTCATCGTCAACTGAGGAGTGATCATGCGGAAGAGACCCTTCAGAGCCTTTGCTCTTGTCATATCCGCAACAGACTTCTCATTCATAGCGTCATCAAGTTCCTTCTTAGATGCGATATTACCAACCGAATCAATCACAACAATAACCTTATCAGTTCTTTCGATCTCATTGAGTTGATTGACCAGATCGAACTTTAACTCTTCGATGTTCGTTACCGGACTGTGAAGAACTCGACTTGTGTCAATACCAAAGGATTTGAAGTAAGACTGCGGCGATCCAAACTCTGAATCATAGAAGAGAAGAACCGCATCATCATGTTTATCGAGATACGCCGATGCCATCAAAAGAGCAAAGGATGTCTTGAAGTGTTTTGATGGACCGGCCAGAACCGTGAGTCCAGATGAGATACCACCGGACATAGAACCTGAGAGTGCCACATTGATCATTGGCACCGAAGTTGGTGTTTGTTCCTTCTCGGCAAAAAACTTAGAATCAGACAGAATATCTGATGCACTAATCCGAGAAGACTTTTTGAGTTTACTTAGTAATGACATAATTTTATTTAACCTGTATAGGATACCACATTTTTAGGTGTTTGTAAAGAAAAAAAAAGGCGAACACTTAGGGGGCTAGGTAAGTGCGTTTGACTTTTGATTCGTCAAAGAATTTTTCCGCCAAATGACAGCTTTTTTGCCACTTATACGGAATCTTCTCCCACTTCATCACCACTTCAGAAATTCCTACCTGAATAACAGCCTTTGCACATTCGTGACAAATTGGAAGACCGTAGACAAACATCGTAGACCCATCCAAACAAACTCCGTTGCGTGTTGCGTTGTAGATCGCATTCGCTTCCGCATGAACAATCCTTTCATACTTTCTTTCTCGATCATCGTAGTATTTCGGATCGTCGTCCATACCTCTTGGAAATCCATTGTATCCCTGTGAGAGAACTTGACCATGTTTTCCTACGATTATCGCACCTACCTTTTTCGATGGATCTTTACTCCAAGTGGCAACTTCACCAGCAAGATCATAATATCTGTTTTTCCACTGATCGTTCATTTCATTGCAATTGCTCCCATGAAGAGATGGTTTTGCCAGAAGGGTTGAATCTTCCTTGAATCGAATCCCGCAGTCTCCAACATAGAAACCAACTCTTGCCAAGTGTTAGGCTTCAACATATGTCGCAGAGTCCTTTCCTTATCAAGGATATCCTTATCATCAAATGTCTTCCTCTTGTGATCGTAGAAAGTAAAGGTGATCATGTCTTGAATCCTTGAATCGGAAGAAATAGTTTTTTCTGAAAAGATAAACGCACCACCCGACACAAGACTGTCATAGATCTTTTTCAAGATTCCCTGCCGTTCGGATGGAGGCATAAACTGTAGAGTGAAGAGAGATGTAATCAAAGAATAACTGGATGACTTGAACTTGAAGTTTCGAATGTCCTCGACGTGAAACTTTGCCCGACCCAGCTCTTTTTGTTTGATCTCTTCTTCTCGATTCCACAAACCATCGCGAAACCCACTTGCATACTCAACTCCAACATAAAGAGTCTTAGGAGCAAATGAGCGATTCTGTTCCATCATAGCCATGATAGTTTTTCCGGTCGAACAACCAATGTCCAGAACCATTTTGTCCGAATCATTCTCAACAAAGTATTGAGAGAGATTCACTACATCGTCGTGGAGGTTAGAGTAACCTCGAATCGAATCCTCGATGTGATTGTCAAACCCCTCTTCTCGATGGGCAAAGGTAAAATCAGGTGTGTTTTTCATTGTATATTTTTAGAACATTTTCGTAGACTGCTTCTGCAATCTTTTTCATCATTAGAGGAGGAACCATGCGGCCACAGCGTTCGGCACGTTGATTCCATTTTCCGGTAAGTTTAAAATCATCTGGTAAAGACATAATACGTTTCAATTCGCCTAATGTCAGCTTCCTTGGTTCGCTCCAATGAAATGCACCGGCAGTCGTGTCACCACTTCCCATAGCAGTCAAGGTTGGGGCAGGAACTTCCAGAGAAACTCTTTTGAGATTGAAGTGATGGCCTTTGGGATGGTAGTCCATTCCAGACAAAACCTTCTTTGGAAAGGTCTCCATCTTAGATCCCGTATCTCTCCAGTAGGCTGTTTTTGTGAACTTATCTGTCAAGTATTGAACCTCTTCTTTATCGTATTCCAGACCAACCAGAGCATCTTTCAAAGGAATGACTTCTTTGCTTGGTTCCGGAAACACATGACCAATTGTCATAAAGTTCAAACCGACTTCATCCATCACGTCATTACGAATCGCAATAAAGATTACTCGGCTCCTTGTTTGAGAAACACCAAAGTATCGAGAATCCAGAACCTCGTAAGAAGGAGAATATCCGATCTCTTCAAAGGTCTTGAGAATACGCTTCATGTATCCTTTGGCTTCTCCGATAGTCAACCCTTTGACATTTTCCGCAACGATCACCTTCGGTCGAATGTCCTTTGCGACTCGAAGAAACTCGAAGAAAAGATCTTCGATGTTCTCAACCATCTTACCATCAGAATAGTTTTTGGTTTGTCCCCATCCATCCGAATGGCTTCCACCCGACGAATGAGAAAGTTTTCCGGCAACAGAAAAAGCAGAGCAAGGGGGAGATCCATCAAGAATATCCAACTCACCTTCCTTGAGTCCAACGAGATCCAGAAAATCTGAACCCTTCAGTTCTTTGATATCGCCTGGAATGATAGGAGTGTTCGGATAGTTCTGAGCATAAGTGTTCTGAGCTTCTTCAACAAACTCGTTGATGCAAAGAATATTTCCGCCGGCAAGTCGATAACCAGTCGAAGAACCACCACCACCCGCAAAGGTAGATATGACTTTGAATTTGTTTTGTTTCGATGCTTCAATTACATCTTGTAAATTATAAGGTTTATACATTTATACTACTATGTACTATTTTCACCTATTTGTCAACACAATATATCAGAAATTTTATTCGCGAGATTCTCGAACCATTCAGTATCTCCGCCGTGTCGAGTCGTTTCAGCAGCAGTGCCGATTCGTATTCCGCTCGTCTCGGTGAATGATCTTGGATCGTTTGGAATCCCATTCTTGTTGACTGTGATACCATTCTCTTCAAGAAGATCAGCGGCTTCACGCCCACTGTACTTACTCTTAGTTAGATTCAACAAAAGAATGTGACTATCTGTTCCATTCGTTTGAATTTTGATACCTCGTTTCCGAAAGACCTTTCCCATCGCCTTTGCGTTTTCAATGACATTGACCGCATAGGTTTCAAACTCGGGTTGCAACGCCTCGTGAAAACATTGTGCCTTTGCCGCAACGATATGCATCAGTGGGCCACCTTGAGTGCCTGGAAAAATTGCACTGTTGATTCTCCGATTGTACTCTCTCTTGTTCCACAAAATGATTCCACCTCGTGGCCCTCGAAGAGTCTTGTGAGTTGTCGAAGTGACTACATCTGCATAAGGAAAGGGACTCTCATAAGCAGATCCTGCAATCAATCCAGAATAGTGTGCGATGTCTGCAAGGAGATATGCTCCACACTTTTGTGCGATTTCGTAGAATCGCGAAAAGTCAATTTGTCTTGGATAGGCACTCGCCCCCGCAACAATCATTTTTGGTTTTATTGCTAGGGCTTGTTCCTCGATTGCATCATAGTCCAAGAGACCTTCATCATCCACACCATAGGAATATGAGTGGTAAATTTTACCGGATATGTTCGGCGGACTTCCATGCGATAGATGACCACCTGAAGCAAGATCCATACCCAGAAGGACATCGCCAGGTTTCAGAAATGCTTGATAGACGGCGGTGTTCGCATTGGCGCCTGAGTGTGGTTGGACATTTGCGTACTTACAACCAAAGAGAGACTTTGCCCTTTCGATGGCTAGATCCTCGATCTCGTCCATATGATCGCATCCGTTGTAATAACGTTTACCGGAATATCCTTCGGCGTACTTATTTGTGAAGACACTTCCACACAAATCCATTACCTCTTGGCTCGCGAAGTTTTCACTCGCGATAAGTTCAACAGTATCAGTCTGTCGATTTTGTTCTCTTTCGAGAATTGATAGGATTTTTTCGTCTATCATAGTTTTTCTTGTCCTCCGCTTTACCGAAAATTTTGTCCCAGTTTTCCTGCATTTGTGCATCGGAAATCTGTTCCAATCGCCTCTTGCTTCCTTTGCCATTCATACTTATTTAGCAGGAAGAACATCAATTGAGATGTAATGACTGACATGAAAGTAATCTGTCATTGGATCGCTATTGTCGAAGTAATCCTTTCCGTACATCGCCGCAGTCAATTCATCGAATAACTTGGTGATCTCCGGAGAGAAGTTGTTGTAGTGATAAGGATTGATCGACAATCCCCACTTTCTCTTGAAGTCATCCATGTGACTCTCAAAGAGACCGCGAACATCCTTGATTTTCAGAGCAAGGGTCGAATAGTTTCGGACAGACAACGATCCCTTGAGACCGTACTTTTTAAGGATTTTCTTGATAGCAGGAGCTCGCTCCGCTTTTCGTTCTTTGTTCATGTATGCCATAATATATTTCTTATCTCAGTTTCTATTATTACTCTAAACTAATTTTGTTGAATGTCAACCCTATTTTTGTTAATTATTTGTAAAAGAGGAGTCAACCGCTGTAAGACGATATTCCTCAATGGGAGTGTC